GATTTTGTTTTTATTTCTTGAATAGTTAATTTTAAAAGTTCAAGTTCAGTCTTTAAAACTTCAATACCCGTAGTATTACTAGCAACGCCATTTTTAGTTTCGCCAATTTGTGCTAATAACGGTGTTAGATCCGGTGCGGTTTGTTCAGATAAGGCATTAAGTTTTGTAGTGATTTCTCCATACTTAACAAAGCCACCCCCGATAGCCACGATAGCAGCTACCAATGCAGCGATCCCTGCAAGCTGGTCTTTAATATTAAATTTACTTGTTTCTTTAGCCATTCTTTAACTTCTCCAGTTTTAATAATAACCTTTGCTTCTTTATATTTATATCCCACAAGATTTGTTCCTTTATAACCAAAGGATCTTTTTCCTCGTAGCTTGCAAGAGTAACTTTATTATAAATATCCCTATTGTCTATAATAAAATTCTGGTCAATGTATATATCTTTTGGAAGATAAAACTTTAATTGAGTATAAAGATCCAATGATAACGCATCGCTTTGCATTGCATCTAACTTAATTAGATTTTTAACTTCAAGATTTTTAGCAGTATCTTTAACTACCTCATCAACTTTATCCATTACCGCTTCTAATTTAACAGTCTCGGTTTTATTTGATTTAGTTTTGGTAGTTGTTTTAACTACCTTCTTTTCTTCTTGTTTTTCTTCGGTTTGTTTTTCTTCTTTTTGTTCTTCTTCTTTTTCTTCATTTGTTTCCTCCTCTTTAGAAGTTGATTGTATAATTTGTTTTGCAATTACAGCCGGTTTCTTTTCTTCCTCAACTTTTTTTTGTTGTACCACAGCAGCGGTTGATGTGGAAGTTGTATTTGCTGCTTGGGAAGTAACGCTAGCCTGGGTTACTTTCGCTCCTGTTTTCTTTTCAAACTTTTTAATAGCCGCTTTAACTTGAACAACCTTGGTTGCTTTGGGTAAAGGGGTATTGGCAATCGTTTGAACTTGGGATGCTAAATTTTGAGTCTCTTCTATAACCTCTACGCTTACTGATTCTTCAATCTGCGTTGCATTAACAGCGCTGCTAACTTCTTGCAAAGCCGTTTGAGTCTCAACTTCCAGTACGACATTTTCATAAGTCATTGTTAAGGAAGCTCCTAACAGATTGGGTCCACCTAAACTTAATGGATTAGGATCATTATCAATTCCTGTCCAGGTCCAGTCAAAAGAACTAGATCCAGTTCCTGTATAAATAACCTGGTCAGTATATTTTAAAGCCTCGGAGTTATAGTAAGCATCCGTATTTCTAATCTGGTCCACAATAGATAAAACGGTTCCATTACTATCTAAAATTTTAACGGTTGTCTTAAAGGTATCTTGATCTCCACGTCTGTTTCCACATTCATTAGCGGATCCATCCCACTCGCAGTTTTGAATAATGGTTGTTGAGTTTAAAGTAATTCCATTATCCAGTTTATCCTGGGTAGTCGTATCAGCATTGGTGGTAATATTTAATAAGGAACCTGTTGCATTAACCGTGCCTGTTCCGGTTACTTCTATTTCTTGACCTAAACAAGTTGAGTTACTGATGGTAAAGTCGTTACAACTCGATGAAACATTTGGAATATTATTATCTACCGACTGATAGTTAGATGCACTATCTCCATCATTAGGCAGTAGATTACCTGTCGTTATCTCTTCTGCTGAAATCGTAAGGGTTAATATCATCGCAAAAAATATTGATACGATAAACCGCATAAGCCATCACTCCTATAAATATGATTAACCAAATCATTTAAGTTTTTCTATTTTAATTTTGTTTTTCTTTTTTGTTTCAAGATGCACGTACTTTTCATAAGTTGGCATTTGATAATTATATTTATTAATAATCAAATCATAAGCATCTTTACCAATCTTACCTTCAACGGGACAATAAGTTTTTGCCATAAACATTGCTTCCCAAACTCTTTCGTCTGTGCAAAGTAAGCTGATAGCAGCAACCTTCATACCCATACCGCTTAAAGTTTTAGATAAAGCAATCAGTTCACAGGTTTTATCTTGATAGCTTTTTCCTCCACTTATTCCAATACTAAAAGTTTGAACACCACCCGATAAAGCAATGGCGCAATTATTAGAAGTATTAACTCCAGGAGAAGCTGCTGTTCCAGGAGCCGATTTTATATTAGAAGTATTGGTGCTTGTTGTGCTGCTACTTGATTCAGATCCAGATTCATAAGTTGTGGATCCTCCAGTATAGTTTCCCTCTATGGCGGTGTTACTTCCCGATACGTTAGTCTGTGTTGAGCCAGCGAATGCTTTGCCGGAACATACCAATAGTATTAAAACCAATAATATATTTGCGTATTTCATTTTCCCTCTTTGTTTTTATCCTTGTCCCCTCGATAATTTTTTTTTAGGAACCCTTTTTGAATAACTCTTTGCGTGCCTGCCAGGTCGTTTACGTTGTGGTTTTTTTACGTGAACGTAACCATAACCTCTAGGCTTGTTCCTAGCCATTACTTCTTCTTAATTCCACCATTCCTAAACACTTGTGTTCCCTTGATTCCAAAAATGCTCGCTACGACCAAAACCCAAAGTGAAGTAAACCAGGTAGGGAGCTGCTGGAAATGTTCAAAAAAGATCTTAACTTTTTCTAAAGCATCCGGCGAATCGCTGAACACCGCCCAGGCAAGTACCAGGATTGGAGCCGATAATATTATCAAAACAAATTCATCCTTAAAATCGGATTGCCGTGCCTCCAAAAGTTTGCCTTGGTATTCGGTTTCCCCTCGCGCCATCTTTTCTGCTGTTAGTAAAGCAGCAGCAGACATCGCTTCTTTCTGTTTCTGTTTATTAGCATAGACTTTTGCGCCTGTGCTAATTGCCATTTTTGCTAATCCGAACCACATATTATTTATTACTATTTCTCATTACTTCTGCAAGATCTTCGCATCTTCCTGGCGTTTGTTTGTGCCAATTACTATCTAACATTTCATCAGCAGCCTTGTCAAAATTTCCAGATCTGATTCCTTCCCACATTCTTTTGAATTTCATCGTTCTAGGTTTGCCTAATTGAAAACACATTTCACAAATGACACCTCTAGCATCTTGATTTATTTCTTCCAATCCTTGAAGTAAGTCATCCGCAGATTGTAGAGCTTCGTTGAAATCCAGGTCGAAAAGCTCTTCCAAAGTTTCTTTAGGATATTGCTGACCTTCCACAAAATGATCGGTGGATAGTACCAGATGACCATAACCAATAGTAGATTTACCCAGACTATCGGCATACACAGTATCTCTAAAGCCTTCGTGTTTCTTGATTCGTTCCTTAACATCATCCATAAGTTATATATCCTTATCCGGGTCAAAATTAAAAATTTTAACACCTAGTTTTTTTTGTTCATCCGTTCTCCCTCTAGCAATACCATACCCATTAGACCGGTAGTTCCGAGTCTTGACATCGTAGGCGGTATATTCCCCTGTCTTTAAATCCAAGGTTAAGATGTCAATGGGTCCCTTTCCTCCCACCGGGGTAAAGACCACCAGGTTAGGATTCTTGGCAAATTTGGCTTGTGCTAGTAGTTCATTAGATATTCCTTTGGCAGCGGTAATTCGCAGCCTTTTACTCATTTTAAAAAATAAAAGAAAGAACCGATTAATCCTCCCAAGATCATCATAATAGTCGCCGCTCCCTTTCCTCTATTCATAAAACCTTTTAATTCCTTTATGTCTTTTCTCATTTCATCAATAGCTTTGAATAGAGTTTTCATCCGTTCAGCGCATATCTTTTCGTGATAGGATATTCTTATTCCGTTTCGATTAGCGATTACTTTTGTTGTTTTTTTTTTAGGTTTCATTAACTTTCCTGCAAGTGAATTTCATATAAACCCGGTGTTTGTTTATGAAATTACTGGGTAATAAATTATTATACTCAATGCCTTTGAGATAGCCTGCCGCTATACATTCTTGATAGGTGTTGTAAGTTTGCGAATATTGTATTGGTTCCTTGCAACCCATAGCGATACCGCTGCAAATCCAACTTATTAATAACCATTTCATCTAGTTTCATAATCCTCTTAACGAGCGTTACAAGGTATGCCTTCTGAATTTACAAATGGTGCTTCTGCGAAAGCTATGTAGACATAAGTTGATCCATCTTGATTATTATTTGTTGCAGCATCTCTCCATTTGAAGCCATTGCTTAAAAAATCCATATGTGATCCATCACCTTCAGCAGCAGTAGCACTTGCATATATAAATTCTGTTTGTGGATTATCTGCATCACCAACACCATCAGTTTTCATAACCCAGTTTGCAAGTCCACTACTCATTTTTGTAATAACCAGTTTTGGTCGGAATCCGCAAAAACAAAATGGACCTGAACTCGAGCCATTTCCTGTGTATGATCCAAACTTGCTGAAGCCTTGTACATCTGCAAAGGCATAAGCAACATAAGTTTCTGTATTTTGATTACTAGCACCACCATTTCCTAATGTAATCAAAGTTGAACTAGGTGCTGTATCGTTCCATGCATTAGCATCATCTGCTGTTGCAGCGGTAGTATTTAAAGCTAAATAATCTGTTGCAGGTGCAGAAGTATTTTTATCGTGATAAACTCTCCAAGGTTCTGCAGCACCTCCAGTCATACTTCTATTTTTAAGTGCAATAAAAGTTGGTGCTACACCTAAACCATGTCCTATCGTTGCACCAGATGTTCCGTTTCCTGTGTAAGTTATTATTGAAAATCCTGATGTCGTATTTGCCGAAGTTGCTGTTGTGTTAATTGAACCAGTTGTATTCGAAGATCCAGTACCATTGGCTTTCCAGCACCAAGTGACATAGGTTTTACC